AGACAATCATTACAATATTGTTATATGTGATGAGGTACACCTTGGCTTGTCACCTGAGTATCGTAAGTTCTTTGAGAATAATACATACGACAGAATACTATGTATGACTGCTACATTGCCAGAAGAGAATGAGTACAAGTTGCATTTGTTTGACATTGCACCTACAGTGTACAAAATATCTCTAGATCAGTGTGTAGCTATGGGCCTAGTATCGCCGTATGATATTGTTTGTGTACCTATCAAGCTTACAGATGAGGAGCAGAAAGAGTACAAAGCAATCAATAACAAGTTTGTGTATTGGAAGTACAAGCTAGGTCAGTTTGGTGCATTTGATGCTGCCAAAGCTATCATGGCTAACAAGAATGCTACACCACAAGACAAACAAGCAGCTGCTAGATTCTACGCATGTATTAGAGAGCGTAAGAAGGTAGTAGACTTTGCATCTAACAAAGTAGCACAACTACAAAAGCTTGTGATACAGAACTTGGATAGCAAGATGCTTGTGTTTGGTGGTGCTAATGCTTTTACAGACGAGCTCTGTGAAGCTACACAACCTTTTAGCGTTGCATACCACAGTGGTAAGACTAAAAAGCAACGTGAGAATGCACTAAAAGAGTTTAAAGACGGAGTCAAGAATGTATTGTGCTCTACAAAAGCTCTTAACCAAGGTCTAGATGTACCAGATGCATCAGTTGGTGTAGTATGTGGCCTTACCAGCAAAGCTCTACCTATGATACAGCGTATCGGTCGTTTGATACGTTTCCAGGAAGACAAGAAAGGTAAGATATACATACTGTATGTCAAGGATAGCCAAGAAGAAAAGTGGCTAAAAAGTAGTGTTAAAGGACTGAAGAATATTACGTGGTTACCGAGCTAAATGCTTGGTAATCAGGTATGTTTTTCGTAAATTGTATAGCTTATGCAAATAGAAATTGACATCAATTTACTTCTGGATAACGACATCAGTGCAGACGATTATCTTGCATTGTATGCGTTGTACAGAAAGGGCTACAAAATCATGAGTAGACTAAATCTGTCACCTAACTGGGACGATTTGCAAGACAAAGGTTTTGTTAAGCTCGGAGAAAGTATGCAAGAGCATATTGTTAGACAAAAATTTATAGACTTGTTCTCATCAGACTTTGATCAAATGTTTGTAGAGTTGCTAGGTAGGTACCCTATGAAGGTACAGACTAAAAGTGGTGTGCGTGTATTGCATGCTGCAGATCCTAACGCAAAGGCAAACAAACGTGCAAAAGACAGATACCGTAAAGTTGTAGGCAACAAGCGTTTTATACATGATAAGATTATGAAACTGCTTGACGTGCAACTTAAGGTAGAGAGAGGGCGTCTAGAATATTTGCAAAACCTAGAGGTATGGATTAACAACCATACTTGGGAAAAGTATACCAACATAGACAGCACACATGGAACAGAATCAGAAACCAGAATTACAAGAAAGCTCTGACGTATTTGCAGACAGAGGTTTCCAGCGTATCGACAAAGCTGTTAAACAATCTATCGTAATTGTTAAACAAGCTAAGCTCGGTCAGCGTGACGTATTGCCTACGTCGTGGAAACGTCTTAACAGAAACCTACTAGGTGGATTGCAAAAAGGCAAGCTTTATGTAGTTGCAGGCCGCCCCGGTGTGGGTAAGTCTGCGTTTAGCAACCAACTAATATTTGACGTACTTGACACTAACCCTGACAAGAACATTAGAGTATTATATTGGACTTTCGAGATGCCAGGTTACCAGCAGGTAATGCGTAGCGCATCGAAAGATGTAAGAAAAGAGATTGGTCAACTACTATCTGTAGACACACCACTCTCTGATGTAGACTTCAAGACGTATGCAAAGAAGGTACAGAAGTATGGGAACTATCCTATATACTTCAACAATGTGCCTCGTACTATGGAGTTTATTATGAATACTAATGAGGAAGTGTTTAACAAGCACCCTAACGACACTGTGATCAACTTGTTTGACCACTCTCGTCTTGTTAGAGGTAATGAGGACACAGAACTGAAACGCTTGAACACGATTTCCAAAGGCTGCATGTGGCTGCAGTCAAAGCTAGGCACAATCAACATATTGTTGTCGCAGCTGAATCGTAACATCGAGCAAGAGCACCGTGCTAAAAACCAATACCAACCGTTACTAACTGACTTGTTCGGTGGTGACAGTATTGGTCAGGATGCGCATGTGGTTATGATACTTAACAGGCCTTACGACCTGTACGGTATTACAGAATCATACTGCAACGAGGATCCTAGAGGTTTGCTAGCTGTGCATGTCGAGAAGAACCGTGATGGTTTGCTAGGCATGATTGGCTACGAGGCAGACATGAGCACATTTACAATCAAAGAACGTACGTGATAGACAAAGTCTTGCGAAAGACTTTTATTGTCAGACCCTCTGGTAGGTCTACTGACTTTATTAGTCCTAGCTTTGGCTATGGTTGTCTGTTTGACTGCAGTTATTGTTACATGAAACGACATAGACCTGATGGTTTATCAGTTGCTACTAACACTAACGACATTCTTACAGAGATTAACAATCACGCCTTCTTTACTCCTGTAGACAAGCCGAATCAGACACATCCTAGATTTACTACTTATGACATTAGTTGCAACGAGGACTTTGCATTGCATGCAAAATACCACGAGTGGGAAAAGATCTTTGAGTTTTTCAGAGACCATCCTATTGCTATGGCAAGTTTTGCTACTAAGTATGTAAACGATACATTCCTGAGCTACAATCCGCAGTTCAAGGTTCGTATCAGGTACAGTTTGATGCCACAGAAAATGGCTGATGTACACGAGAAGAACACATCTACAATCATAGATAGGATACAAGCTATCAACAGATTTGTAGATGCGGGCTATGATGTTCACATAAACTTTAGTCCTGTCATTGTATATGACGGTTGGCTAGATGACTATGCAGAACTATTTAGTCTTATTGATGACAATGTTAGATGGAAGGAGCAGGTATTTGCAGAGGTTATATTCTTGACACACAATTTCAAGAAGCATATTGTAAACCTTGGCAAACATCCTGATGCAGAAGTCACATTGTGGACGCCAGACATACAAGAGGATAAGAACTCTGAGTATGGAGGTAAGAATATTAGATATAATCACGAGCTAAAACGTCAGTTTATAGCCGAGTTTATAGAGTTACACGATAAAATAATCCCTTGGAATAAAATCCGTTACATTTTTTAACTATGGAACTACCAAAAACAGTGGTTAAGGCGAGCCGTAAATCGCCAAAGAACATGATTATCTACGGTCCACCAAAGATCGGCAAGACAACAGTACTATCGCAGCTCAAAGACTGCTTGATTATCGATCTAGAGGCAGGCTCTGACATGGTCGATGCACTAAAAGTCAAGGTTAACAGTTTGAAAGAGCTTGGTGAGGTTGGCAAAGCTATTATCAAAGAGGGCAAGCCGTACAAGTATGTTGCTATCGACACTATCTCAAAGCTAGAAGAGTGGTGTGAGGAAGATGCAAAGAAGTTGTACATGGCTACACCTATGGGTAAGAACTTTGAGACCAAGAATCCTGGCATGTCTGTGCTTGCATTGCCTAACGGCGCAGGCTATTTGTACTTGCGTATGGCATACAAGAAGTGGATTGATAGACTAAACTTGCTAGCAGATCACGTCATCCTTGTCGGTCACCTAAAAGACAAGATGCTTGAGAAGAAAGGCAAAGAGGTTGCAGTCAAAGACTTGGACTTGACAGGCAAAATCAAACAGATTACATGCGCAAATGCAGATGCTGTGGGCTATGTCTACAGAGAAGACGACAAGACTATGGTCTCGTTCAACTCTCTAGAGGATGTAACTGCAGGTAGCAGATGCGATCACTTAAAAGGTCAGACCATGCCTTTACAATGGTCAAATATATTTATTGATTAACTGCTTTAAAACGAAAAAAAATGATTGAAGCAAGAACACAGAACCCTGGCGAGGCTACGCAAAATGAAACTCCACAGACCATCACAGTATCTATGATACTAGAGGACTTGGACAACGGCATTGACCGTAACGGTATCAAAGAGAAGTACAACCTACAAGCGTGGGAGGTAAAGCAAATGTTTGAGCACCCATCACTGAAAGGCAAGAAAGCGAAGAAAGTGAGAAAGCTCTCGTTTAACTTTGTTGATGACACTGCGTTGGATAAGCCTCTTACTGATCCTGCACAGACTAGTATTCCTATGCCGGATGAGACTAGCTCTTACGATCAAGCTGTAGATCATGGCACTCCGTTAGGTAATACTAATGAAGACTGGAAACACTCTTTTGAATAATTTTAAAAACAGAAATAGTTATGGCTATTAAAAGTAATCAATCAACCGATGAGGTTGTAGGCGGTGGTATAAAACTATACTCAGGCCTTAGTAATTTCAATGTAATTGCAGTAAACCCTACATTGGATGAGTTGCATGATCTAGGTATCATGCTAAAAAGCGAACCTAATTACTATGTAGAATTTAGCGGAGAAGAATACTTCAAGCTAACATTCTGGATTAAGAATGAGGACTTGACAACTCGCTTTGAGATCTTGATGAACAACAAGCCCCGTGTATCACAGAGCGGCAAGCATCAGTATCTAAACAATGCTGGTCAGTCTACGTGGTCTAACGATGCACCTACCTATGACTGGTGGAAGACAGAGGGTACTCGTCATGCATTTACAGGCGAGGAGACTTTGGTAAACTTTGTCAAAGCGTGGGCTAATGTTGCTAACGGTGATGATGTATACTTTGAGTCTATCGACAAGATCGTACGTGGTGATGTAGCAGAGGTCAAAGCTCTTGTAAAAGTGCTAGCCTCTAACCAGGTTCGTTTGTTGATCGGTGTCAAAGATGGCAAGTATCAGAGTGTCTACACAAAAGTGTTTGGCCGTATCAAGCCACAGCGTGATGATGTATTTGTTAAGAATCTAAACGATGATTACGGTGCATTCAACGCAGAGTTTGATACAACTCTTGCATGGGGTCCATTTAGTCCTCAGCTTGCCCTTGTTACTCCTGACGCAGAAGACGACAGTCCTGCAGAGAGTGACGACTGGGTTTAACTATGTACTTAACTAGATGAAGAGGGGAGCTGAGAGGTTCCCCTTCTTTGTTTATATTTGTTGGCTTATGATTAAAAGTAGACAGAGTGAGGACCACCTATCTAAGGACATGATATTGTCTAGGATTAGGGAGATAGACATCTTTTCTTACTATTGTCCAAGTTTCAGAAAGCTAGGTGTTAAGTTTTGCAGTGAGTTGCGTGAAGACAGATCGCCTTCTGTTTCTATTGTTATATGGCAGAATAGATTATTGTACAAAGACTTTGGTTATCCTGAGCACACGTTTGATTGTTTCTCCTATGTGATGAAGAAATACAACTGTGGTTTCTACGATGCATTACGTATAATTGATAATGACTTTGGTCTAAATCTATCGTCTTTCAAGGACACTATAGGATTCTCTATGGGTGCCCGTGCTGTTAAGACTGATAGAAAGGTAGAACAAAAGCGTGTTGTTATTATTCGTAAGAAGCGTCGTAAGTGGATGCAAAAAGATGCGGACTTCTGGTCTAAATTCTTTATCAGTAAAAAGACTTTGATTAAATTTGACGTCTGTCCAATCAGTCATTACTGGATTAACGAAAAGCGATTTAGTTGCAATCTTAGTTATGCATACAGGATAGGTAAGAAATACAAAATCTACTCACCTTATGAAGATGTTAAATGGATTAGTAACACTACTCGCCGGCATGTGCAAGGCTATTTACAACTACCTAGTGTTCACAATATATGCGTGGTCACCTCCAGTCTCAAAGACGTCATGTCACTGTACGAGCTTGGGATCCCAGCAATCGCACTCCAGTCAGAAATGCAAATGCCAGAGAAAGCCCTTGTACACGAACTGCAAGAGCGATTTGACGTAGTTGCACTGTTTTATGACAACGATTTTGACAATGTAAATAACCCTGGCCAGACAATGGCAAACAAAATTATTAAGGAGTTCCCAAATTTTGTTAATATTGTACTGCCAGAGCAATATGGTGTCAAGGACTTGTCAGATTACATTGCTAAGTACAAATCTCCTGCTGTAATTAATGCTCTAGTGCTAGAGACATTGATACGTGAGACTGAAAAGAAGAAAGAAAAAGCCACAGAACAAGAAAGTACAGAACGCAACAGCGAAGACCTACAAGGGGATCAAGTTCCGTTCTAAATTAGAAGTATTTACTTACAGAAAACTAGAAGAGGCAGGCATTGTGTCTGACTACGAAAAGCATAAGTATGTACTACAGTCTGGGTTTTACTACACTTCTGAGGTGTACGAGCCTCACAAAACACACGGCTATGTCACAACTACAACTAAGATTCGTGACATAACTTACACACCTGACTTTGTTGATCCTCATGGAAGATGGATTATAGAAGTAAAAGGGTATGCTAATGACGTCTTCCCAATGAAGTGGAAGATGTTTAAGAACCATCTTATGCAGCAAGAAGAACCTCCTGTTCTTTTTCTGCCTAAGAATCAAAAGCAAGTTTTACAAACAGTAGAACTTATTAAAGAGAAATTCTAAACTAAATTTTATGGATTATTCTAAAGATCTCCTCATAGAGCTTGAGGGGCTAGGGATTGACACGTCTAAAAGTCCCGATGACACAAAGCGTCAGATTACTGCGCTTTACGATAAGACAAAGCATGACACCTTTGGCTATATCGAAGATTTTGAGTACTACGATAGAGTATTCGAGCCTGTATACGGCATCGAGTTCTTTATCCTAGTTAAGAACGCACGCAATAATTTTATGCGTGAGTATCGTGCAACACAGTATAACATTTTAAAAGACACTTTAGATGAGATTGTCGAAAATTCAAAAGTGGCAAAACAATCTAAAGAAAGGTGATTATATCCGTGTCCTTTACAGCCATACCGAAGTACATGGTGTGTTTGTAAGATGGACAGGTTCTCACTACAACAGTTTCCATTACGTCGCTGTAAATTGGTGGGGTCATCCTAATCCAGAGGACTACAAAGATTCAAGTAAAATCTGGAGGATTGACCACGTTAATAGTAACGGTGCAAATCGTGTAAAGCCTATAGATGAGCGATACATGGAAAGTGAATTATTAGAATGTTTAGCTAACCTAAAAAAACTTGTATTAAAATGAGTATCAAAACAATTGACAAACAGATCAAAGGATCTGAAGGCCTTGCTAAGAAGATTAACAAGGGCGCAGAACGAATGGTGTTCGACATTTTGCAGTCGACTCAGTATTCTACACCGATACCATCTACGATCCGTGAGCTTGCAACCAATGCATGTGACTCACAGCGTGAGAAGGAGATTGCTATAGAGATACTAGAAGGCAGAGCAAAGCCAGAAGACTATTACATTACTCGCAATGGTGCGCAGTATGAAGACAGTAACTTTGATGAGAGTTACTATGACCTAGAGTATTTGTCTAGACACTTGAAGCACATTGACATTGTGTATCAAGAAGGCGAAGGTACTGGGTATTGCGACACTGTTAGTATTACAGACTATGGTGTTGGTATTGGTGCACGTCGTCTAGAGGGTGTGTTGGAGCTCGGTTATTCTACCAAGCGTAACACATCAGAGAACTTCGGTGCATTCGGTCTAGGTGCCAAGGTTGCATTGTCTACTGGTGTAGACTTTTACACTATTGACACTGTGCACAACGGTAGAAGGTTTAAGATGAACTGCTACAATTACAAGACAGACTTTATTGTACCGTCTTTTAATCCTAAATTAGGACAGCCTAATCCTCACATTACACTAAGCGATGGAACGAAAGTGTTTTATGAAGAGGCTGACACTAGAAACCGTACTACTATATCGTTTGGTGTAAAACGTCACCACCGTAGAGACTATCGTAATGCTGTAGAAGAGCAGTTGATGTACTTTGACAACGTTAGATTTAAGCGTATTAACGAGTCTGGGTATGAAGATACTATGCCTTTTCAGCCAGAGATTCTTTACAACTCTGACAACCTAATCATCTCAGACACATACCTGTTTGCTAAACCTCACATTGTACTTACAAAGGACAAAGGTGGTAGCACAGGTGTTAACTACGGCTTTATTGATTTCCGTGAGTTGGAGATGGAGCAGATGTGGGGCCCTATTGCATTCAAGTGTCCAGCCCGTCAAGTTATGACTGACGATGATGGTAACGAGATTGTATTGCAAGAGGGTGTCGATGTGACTCCGTCACGCGAGAAGGTGATATGGAATGAGCATACCAAAGAGTACATTTTGTCTGTTATCAAAGCAGCTGCAGAAGAGGCTACAGAAATGGTACAGGATAGCTTGCAGCAAGAAGATTTTGTATCATGGATACTTGCATGTCAAGAGGTCTTGAACAAAGCTGACAGCGGTAGTGCACTAGGTCGTATTGCTAATATTATTGACAGAGATGCTTTGAAGCCAGCTTTTGCGCCAGATCCTACTATCACAAATGGTTCTGTTAGCAAGGTGTTTGAGAAGATGACTGTTATGCATATTACTAAGCTGCGAGACTACAAGACTGGCAAAGATGAGGTAAAGCGTGAGGATGCTAAAAGCTATGCAGGTTTCTCAGAGACTAGTATCTACCTGAAGACTGATGAGAACTTTAACAAGATGAAAGACATCTATCTTAATCATCTTGCAGGTGGTCCTATCATTGTTATTAGCAAAGACAAAGCAGAGCTGCCTGAGAAGATTCGTAACATGGCACCAGGTGACTACAAGAAGAGTGCAATTGCTGCATACAACAAGATTATTGCTAAGCGTAATCGTGTGTGGGAATTGTTGGAAGAGTCTCAGTACACTAATAGCTATGACGATGTAGTTGTTGATCCTGACTGGCTAGAAGAGTACAAGCAAGATGCTAGTGCTGCAGAAGAGATTGCTAAGTTTGACAATCTATCTCCAGAGGATCGTCGTAAGATAGAAGAGCGCATGGTTGCGTATACTTTTAGACACAATGCTAACTACTGGCGTGATCCAAACAATAGAAAGCGCTATACTCTAGACAAGATCGAGCCAAAGGTCAAAGACTTGATGAAGACTGAGCGTACTACTTACTATGGTACGAAAGCAGACGAAGAGCTTTTGACAGTTGCTTGTGGTGTTTTGCATGAGTATGCCCCAACTCGTAAAAAGGTTTATCCTAATATAAGCTATTGGCATAAGGATGCAGACAGTCCAGTGTATTTCTTTGACACACCACCTGTGAGTCATAGAGACCACAATGGCAAATGGTATTCATGGTCTATAGATGATGAAGTCAATGTTGACTTTGATACGCCACAGCTTATTAGAGTTTCACAGTCTAATGTTAAACACATTACTATGAATCCTAATGTCAAGCACATCAGCGAATTCTTTTTACAACTAACAGATAACGGAGGATATACTATGGACAACTATGCAATTAAATGGTACACTGGTCAAAAAGTTAAAGCGATCAGAAACAAGACGTACCTATACTGTCTAAAAGACATCAACAGAGACTTGTTTGATAAGTATGCTAAAGTTTATGAAGCTGCGTCTGCAGACCAGGGCGCTAGCAGCTGGGTTCAGAACAGTGAAATCTATGGAACTATGGACAAGATTATGCAGTTCCAAGAGTTTGTAGAGAATACAGATGATGCTGATGCTATCAAACAAAAGTCTAGAGAATTGTTTGTTCTTGACATACCGGAGTCGGTTGCTCAAGACAAAGAAGTGATCGATGCATTCAACGAGCTCGAAGAGTTCAGCGGAGGCATACATGTAATGCTTAATAGCATTCATGGAATTGACTATGCTCCTGATGATAACCGCAACTTAGATGCGGATCTTATCAAGGAGATTATGGTCTACCTTGAAGCCAAGGATAGACTAAATTGGTAAGACAAAGGGTGGGGGTTTATCCCCCACAATTTGTATATGTTCTTTTTATTTTTTATATTAACCACTTAATTATCAACCAATTATGATTACAATTAATGTGATTGAGGATCAGATCTCTGGTTCTTACGGCGACACACCGTTTTGTGTCAACTACACTGAAAGCACATACAAAAGTATGATGGCTTTGTACGACAGACAAGATGATGTTGAGTCGATGGAGGAGTACAATCAGCTCATGGAAGAGTTCGCTGCACTCACGGTTCAGGACTACAAGTCTACTGTCGAAACAGAATGTCCTTACATTCATGTCAACGAGTTTACTAACGAGTTCTTTCTTAAGCACAATGGAGTAGTCTCTAGCGTGCCTATGCCACAGGCTCTTGTAGATCGTATTCTTGCGTCTATAGACAAAGGTGTAGACTTTATGCCTTTGGTAAAGATGTGGATTCGTTTCTTGCGTAACCCTATCTTGTCAGAAAAGATGGACGATGGTAAAGGTGAAGAATTTGCTAAGCGTTTCTTCAACTTTATTAACCTAGAGTATGTGCACCCACAACTCAAGGAGCAGCTTATGGAAGATCATGGCTTGAGCGAAGAAGTTGCTGAGCAACGCGCTACTATGTACCAAATGAAGATTACTAAAGAGGGTCTTTTGAATGGCTACAAAGTGTCTCGTGAGATTTTACATGAGTACAACAGAGAGACAGGTGAGGAAGTTCCTCGTTACAAGCGTACATTCAACCCTGATACAGGTGAGATTGAGAGCGATGGTCTGCCACAACATGTAGAGCATCGTTTGTTTGAGCCTGCAGTTATGGGTAGCCAAGGTGACGCATTCTCTTGTGAGGGCCCTAACGGTTTCCCTGGCAACGGACACTTTATCAAGGTAGGTTGTACACACCGTCTACCAGATTGGTCTTATGTCAACACTAACGACATGCAGTCTTGTGTTAAGGGCTTGCACTTCGGTGGCCTTAAATACATTGCATTCTACTCAGGTGAGATTCACAACATCTTTGTAGATCCTATGCATATCGGTGCCGTGCCTGACGATGAGACAGGTGCAATTCGTTGTTTGCAATACTTTGTGCACTCTTCTCTTGCAGGTGTTAACGGTTCTATCTACCATAGTTCTACTTATGCAGCTAAGACTGACGAAGAGTGGGAAGAAATGCGTAAAGAAGCTGTCCAAGCGTTTAGCGAAGAGAAGCTTAGCATCGATAAGATGACTGCAGAGATCAACGCTCTGTAATAATTTATCGGGGGGTCCTTGTGGCCCCCTATTTTTCCTAACTCTTAAAATATATTACTATGAAAACAATTGCACTAATAGACGCAGATAGCTTAATGTATTATGAGATGGGAGCTAATACTTTGGAGGAAGCAATAGAAGGCCTGAATAACAGAATCTTTACAATCTTGAATGAGGTTGGAGCAGATGAGTACATGGGCTTTCTTACACTAGGTAAATGCTTTCGCTATGATGTAGCAGAGACTATTGCATACAAATACAATCGTAGTGGTTCTATGAAGCCACCAATTTTCTATGCTCTTAGAGCTTACTTGCAGCAGAATCCTTACCACTTTATTTCTGTAGATGGTTTGGAGGCTGACGATTGTGTATCTGTATACAGTAAACTATTGTCAAACAAGGATACAAAAGTTGTTATCTGCAGTCCTGACAAAGATGTGCTACGTCAAGTTGTTGGTAAACATTTTAATTACCAGAAACTAGAATGGGTAGAAACTGATGAGAAAGCAGCTACAGAATTCTTGTGGAAACAAACCCTGATGGGTGATTCTACAGATGGCATACCTGGCATACCAGGACTAGGCCCTAAGACTGCTGACAAGATCATTGATACACTTTCTAGCGAGTTTACCTACAATTACGAAGGGGTTGTTATAGAAAAGTACATCGAAAAGTTTGGTCTTAAGGACGGAATTTGTAGATTTACAGAGACATTCAACCTTGTGTATTTACTGCGTACTCCTGAAGAGGTAGAAAAGTATACAGGATCTTCACTACCAGATTTAAAACTAAATGTAATATTTGATTTTACGGTAGATTATGAAGGTAAAAACTAAACATCACATAATGACTCCCAAGAATGCCAGAAGTTTTACAATAATTCCTGGCAGGGAGGGAGTTACTCCTACAGAGTTACATGGCAAGATAATAGCTTTGGACTTAGGGACGCATATGATATTTACTGGCAGTACAGTTACTGTCAATAAGAAACCTTACAAGGTAAATCATATAACTAGGAGCATTATTAGCAATAAACTTGTTTACACGTTGACTTCAGACTATCTGACTAAGTCATCTATGTTTGTTATGCCTATGCTAACAGGTAACAGGAGACTATTTATGTTTGATAGTCTCTTTGTTAACTGTTTTATAGGTATAAAAGACTACGAAAACAAGATTGTTTTGGTGTATAGGTTCTCCGGGGATACAACTTTTCTTAAGTTTGAGAATGCTCTTCAGAAGTTTCCAACTTTTGTAGACACTTTTGACCCTTCTCCGTATTTTGTTGCCTTTGTGTTCGACATTCCTGAGCGCTACATGGATAACTATGTGCATTTCTTGAATGGCAAGTACTCTAAATTTAGTCCAGACTACAAAGAAAGTATACTATACTTCCACGGGTTTGATGCTGAAGGCGAGCTTGGCCAGATTCTATTTAGATCTCCTGAGAAGAAAGAGAGGCTAGAAATGCAACTAGATGTAGAGCTTGATGAGGATGCAGAACTGTACAGCAGACCTGACGAGAAGGAAGTATTTAATCCAGAAATTTATATCTAATGAGCGGTATTAAAAACCAGGTAGGGGATTGGTATCCCCTGCTTCAGCCGTTGCTAGAGTCTAAGGGTTTTGATAATATTAGAACACAGATTAAGACGTACAAAGCAAACGGCGTACGAGTTCTTCCTGATACTAGGATGACTTTTAGGGCATTTAAAGAATGTCAATACAAAGATACGCAGATTGTAATACTAGGCCAAGATCCCTATCACGACGGTAGGGCTAATGGTCTAGCATTTGCTAACAGTTCATCTCTAGGCCACGTAAGTCCTAGTTTACGAAACATATGGAAATCACTAGAAACAGATTTTGATGTGCTAGAAGTAGACTTTGACCACTCGCTAGAGAGCTGGGCTAGACAAGGCGTATTGTTACTTAACACAGCACTGACTGTAGAGAAAGGCAAAGCAGGATCTCACCTGAACTTGTGGCGCCCGTTTACAGAAAGGTTTATTACTGCCCTTACAGAATCTAAAGACGGACTAGTCTTTATGTTGTGGGGCAAGAAAGCTCAAGACTTTGAGAAGTTTATCAAGGGTAATCAGCATGTGCTAAAAGCAGCGCACCCTGCAGCGGAGTCATACTCTGGCGGCAAGGCTGGTTTCTTTACTTGTAAACATTTTACTCAAGCTAATGAGCTTATTGATAAGCCTGTTAGATGGTCAGATAGATGTGTTACTGTACCATTTTAATGAAAGAGGGGGCTTATGCCCCCTTTTTTTATTCTTCTTCTTCTGGGAACCACTCATCAATTTCAGATAATGTACTCATTTCTGACTCGTAGTTAGGATGAGCTTTTATAGCAAAATCTGTTCTATTGACATGTTCTATTACGCTAGCCCATTTTATAGTATGCACTCCATCGTATTCTTCTCCTTCAGTAACGATAGTGTTATATTCTTCACACTGCTTTTTAGTTCCTTTGTAGTACATAATCTATCCTACGTAATAATTTTTTAAATCTGTTTCTATGGCTACCCTAGAGGATTGAATAGAGTTATAAAATATCAACTCTTGAACATCTGAGTTAAGAAACAATGCATTGCCTCCTGCTTGATTCCTACCTAATAATCTAAAGGCAGGCCAATCATCTGATTTAGTGCCTGTGCCTACAGCACTTCCAGCATTAATAAATTGACTAATATTATCGCTTCCATCTCTTTGAACAGCATATATAGCTCCTGTTCCATTAGTAAGAGCGCTAGATGCTGTAAATGATGCACCTCCAAAAATTCTAACTTGAGTATCACCTCCTGATGTAATTCTTATCCTATCATTTTCATTTGAATTACTGTTAATTAAAACACCAGTGCTACTGCTAGTACCTTGATTTGACTCAATAGCAGAAACAAAGTACCAATCATCAACACCTGTTATAGTAGTGCCAAAATCCATTTCATTGGTTTCTGATTTTACAAAACGAAGAGCAGGCTTTCCTTGAGCACCTGCTGTAATTACAGAGGTGGAGCTACCAATATATATTTGAGGTTGCTTAGAAGCACTACCCTGACTAAATCTTCTGTTATTACCGCTTTGATCGTACCAATCTGTTACAAATCCGTCATTGCTTCCGCAAAATGATTGTATTGCGGCAGTGTCTAGATCTCCATTAGCATCAAATCCTATATCTTGAGGAGATCCTCCTCCAGCTGATCTAACAGTAATAGCAGGCCCAGAGTACGAGGCAGTAAGTCTCCTTAAAGAAACTGCTGCTTCTGCCCCTGAATACGTGTCAAGCAAACCGACAAACGCTTCACCTTCAAAAGGTTTTGTTATGCCTAGACCTAGTCCTAACATTATATACGATATGCGATTACTTTACCACTATCTAACTCAATAGACTGGAAGGTACCGTAGATAGTCATGCCTTTTGGTAATGTAAAGTCTGCTACGTCTTCTATAAAAGACATGTCACACTCACTTATATCAATTGCTGCATCTTCTAGCGCGCTAATTGCGAAGAAAGGTCCAGCATGTGCGTCAGTGTCATCAATTAAGATAGCTGATTTAGGACGTACTGCGTCTACTGTTCTGTTTCTAATTTCATCGAGCATTCTTTCCTGCTCTGTATGATATGTTCCCATTTTACAAATATATTAAATTATTTTTTTATTTATTAAACCACTTGGTTGCTTCTTCTGGAGTTCTAGATCTTTGTATACCTTTTACAACTGGTAACAAATCTTCAATATTCTTTCTAATTTTTCTGTCACCTTTGTTAAACCTAGAAGTTCTTCTTTGGTAGTATATATGTTTAGGGTCTATAGGCATACCAACTGCGTACGGCAGTTCATAAAATGCTATTTGCTCTACTAACCCTAATCCATTTTCCATAGGTCTTATAGTTGCTGCAGGTGATTTTGCCATCCTGACAATATCTTTGTACCCAAATACAGGGTTCCACTGCATCATCTCTGTTTGATAACGTTTAGCCTGGTACAACATAAAGTTGCTTACCCAAGTTTCATCGTCGTCATCTATCTTAGACAGTGCTGCTACTATAGCCATAGCTGCTACAATAGATCCTAACTCCATTAACGTACGCTTGACATTTTGTTTTTCTACTTCTGTCATGTCATCGTAAACAGCTTTTACGTTTATAGATTTAGCATCGTATGCCTCTTGTAACATTGTTATAAATGACATGTACATACCCTGTGTAACAGTTCCAAGCTCTTCATCTACATGCACAGGTTCACCGTGACCAAATCTTCTACGGAATCCAGGATTAAAGTATCTCCTAAACAGCATTATTGCTTTACCGTACCAACGTCTCTCTAACATAGATCTGTCAAAGTTCCCTTTTGTCTGGTTAGTACGTCTAGATATACCACCTAGCTGCATAGTAATATCATTCTTGGTTACATTTGCTACTCTAGGGTCGATACTCATCTTACCTCTTTCATCAATAATTAGCATATCCCACAAGTTTGCAGGCTTACCATTATCATTCATTATAGCTTTGCCATTACTATCTAGTGCTTCTGTTGCATGTAACAGTGCAAGCATTCTAGTTCCAGCCATTTCGTGTTCTGCAGCTGCCTGTAACGACATAAGGTTGCCTACGTCTGCTAGTTTACGGCCTTTACCTCCTACGATTCTTTTACCTTCTCTGTCTGTAACTTCTACCAACGCATCAAATAACTCTATAGCTTTACCTAACTTGCTCTCAGGTACAAACTTTCCTATGTCACGTATACCTGCTCCTTCTGATAGGTAGGTTGATTTTGCCCACGCAATGTCTTTTGCGTTGTAGAACTCACCGGCTATCCCTTCTTGCAGGTTAGTCAAGTTATCCAGGATAGTTTGGTTAGCTGCTTGTAAAAAGTTAAACGATAGACTACTAATTGCTGTAAATGTGTTTAGGCTATTTATTGCCTTGTTCATATCTACACCACCTAAGTTTACTTTTATTTCTTGTTGCCCAAACAGTTGCTGATCTATAAACTCTGTTAAATGTTTTACTGTATTAGATTCTCCTTTTTGAAGCTGTGGTGTTTTTATACCTAACTGCTTTGCAAGTTGACTCATTATCATACCTCCAGAAGACCCAGTTGCTAACACTTCTCTGTTTAACATAAGGTCACGCATTACCATTGCAGTACCTACTATCTGTGACTTTTCTGCAAAGTTGTGTGCCATGTCACGGAACTGATATAAACTACTAGCTACATCTCTAGATATATCTTTTGCGTCGACTATGTTAGTGTAATATACAGGGACACTTTTCTCTAGCTCTCCAGATATACTGTTGTACTTACCGTACATGTCATCAGTTGCTTGTAATGTAAATGCTTCTGATAATGCATCTTTAGCTGACTTCCAAACTCCTTGTTCCTTAAGTCTATCTATACCCTCTTTACGAATACTAGGCATTAGGTAAGAGTATTTGTCCCAGGAGTTTTTGTGCATCCTATCTCTACCTATCATGTCCTGAGCTTTTCTATGCTCTTGTATAACAAAGTCGTAGTATTTTTTTAGTCTAGGGTCTGCTTGTATTTTAGCCCACTTAGGGTTTGTATACAAAGACATTTTAGGTTTAGCCAATGGACCTCTAGGAGTTCCTTTAGGTGTAATATTCCTAGCTCTCTCTTTTACCATTGCCTCTAACTTACCAAATGCAAGTTCGTACTGCACTGTATTATCAGAACCTTTTAGTTTTGCAACTAGAGCTTTTTGTCTTCCTATAGCAGAGTCCATACTTTTTAACTCTTGTCTCCAGCCTTCTATACCTTCTGAGTTATTTGAGAACCATGCGTCTACTGCATTATTATACAGTTTAACTGTATCAATATTCTTTGACCAATTTGTTTTAGCAGCATCAAAATCTTCTTGACTTTCATAATCTGCTCTTTGTGGCTTACCATACTTCTTAGCTAGAGATTTGTACATTTCTCTTTCTGCAGCGTTATATTTTGCTAAATCTGTAGGCTGTACAATTGACAACACTTTTACCGGTTGTTTTTTACCATCTTTGTATGCAGCTATTTCTATCTCCTCTACTAGGTCATCGTTAAGAGCTTCTACATTAAACTGGCCTTGTCCTTGTGCAAATTCAGTGTAAGCTTCATTTAGATCTGTTTTAAAATCTAACGTTCTGTCATTCTTTTTAATGTTTGCAGTTCTTAACAACTTAGCAAATAACTGTATGGCCTGATCGTTAGAGTATATAAGCGGGTCAAGCATGTACGAGTAACCAGACTTATCTTTGTAGGCAGCGCTTAGTTCGTTTATCAAGTGTTGACGAGTAGGTATCATTTTGTTTTTAACCTTTTGTACTGCCAACTTAGTACGTTCTTCGACAAACTCTTCTTCACTTAGTTTACCTTCATCTCTTCTGTTTCGTAACTCTCTAAGGTCAGGATCTGTAGAAGATAGTGCACTTCTCCATCTACCTTTATTTTCTATGTTGTCTATTATAGACTGTAGTTCTGTATCTACATTAACATTGTGGTGCTCGATTAAGCTGTCAGCCATCATAGGTATAATGTCTTTTTGATACCTATACTCTAACTCATCTGCAACATTTAACATTGCAGCTATGCGCTCTTCCATAGTAGCTAGCCTCTTTACATCTAATGTAGGTTGCTTTATAGGACTAGCTTCCGCTTCTCTTTGCTTCTCTTTTATAATACCTCTTAATGATTTTAGAGTGTCTAGTGCGTCTAGATCTCTTTTCATCTGGTACATCTCTGATAATAGCCCTGGCATTTTGCTTACGTCATTTTCGCTAGCAGCTTTTATCAAATTATTATACTTACCTTCTAGTTTAGATATGTGTTCTGCATTATACTTTACAAAGTTTACAAGGTCTTCTACTTTTTTTATTTTAGTTAGTGACCTTTTTAGTGCTTCTTGTCTCTCTAGGGCGTCTTCTTTTGCTTTTCTCTGATCTGCAGTTTCTTCAGGCATATTTTTTATAGACCTAAGCTCTGCTTCTACTCTTACACGTATTTCGTTTCCTAGTTTTACAATGTTTTGCTCTCCTTTACTTTGCTGTCTGTAAGAACTTATAGGATTTATCATTTCAGAAGAACGTAGCTGTCCTAAGAACATTTCTTGTGCTAGTATTTCTGCAGTAGAAGGTGTTGCAGTTATACCTAGGCGGTTTAACATCTTTGCAAACTCTCTAAATATCTGATTTATTATTACTTGCAATCTGCTAGGATTTTTTCTAGTAATCTTAGCTCCTTCCATACCTATAGCTGTAGCAAGTACCTCTTTATCTAGCCTTTCACCTGACAACTCAGGGTACTTTTGTTGCACCTGACTGTATAAATCTGTGCCCCGTAGCTCTGAAATTGCTCTAGCAACTACAGGATTCTCTACGCCGAGCATGTCTATGTATATGTGACCGAACTCGTGGTACACTGTATCTTCCTTAACTCCTTCAGCATTAAGTCTTACCGTTACGGGCTTACCTGCCACTTTAGCATCTACCTGACCTAAAACCTCTAGAGTTTCATCCATCACAGTTTCTACTTGTATACCTGCTTTTGCAAATGCATTTTGTAGATGTGTAACTTTTTCTTGTGTTGCCTGCTCTTCTTCTTGTAACATATCAGACATACGGCTTTGGTCTGATGTGTTTTCTGATAAAGCTATTAGACTAATCAACTCTTCTTCAGTCATAGTCTTTTCATAGTCTATCTCTCTTTCTAGTAAATAGTTCTCTAGCTCTTCTCTTTTTGTAAAAGATGCTTCAGGTTTTATTGTACCATTTGCAGGTATTGACTTTAGTATCTCTTCATTTATCTCAAAAGAATGCAACTTGTTAGCCTTTGTACTAAACGTTGGTGGTGTCTTTTTTATAAACTTGTACGATACTAGTCCTGGGTATTGCTTGTCTATCCTGTCTAGTTCTCGTAGCCTAGGCATTTGATTTCTCATGTCAGGACCTTGTACTACATAAAGCTTGTTGTTGTACTGCAGAACTAATCCATTATCTCGCAGTATTTCGTAAAACTTTCTTGCAGTTCTTTTTTCTGGAGCTGTATCATCTATGTACCCGTATAACTCTGTATACAGTTTACTTACTTTACCGTTTAAATAATATTTACACGCCATTGATTATAGTTTACAAAGTTTTGTAGGCTGTTCTATGCTTTCTGGCACTTCTTGTATTGCATTAGCTACATCTGTATATCTTTTCATAGTTGCTCCAATAGCAGGCTGTTCTACAACGCCAAGATTGCTAGATACTAAACTTTCAGAATTACTTCTATTGCTAAGAATTTCGTGCACTCTATTTCTTTGCCCTAAAGGTTGTAGTTTCTTGTATGTAGAGCTATTTTCTGTGGAACTTTCTAGCATGTATAGTACAGGACCATTGGGAGAGTAAGATACAAAATATGAAGGAACTCCTAAATCATTAGCAATTGCTTTATTGCTCATAACGATTGTATCGTTAAAAGATTTTAGTTTCTGTGTTTGTAGTAAGGGTGCTCCTCCAGGGCTAGCTGTACCAAACTGTCTTACAAAGTCGTTTTCAAATCCTTCAAAATATCCCATTAGATTCATACTCTTCTGCTCTTGTGTAAAAAATTCTAGAGGAGTAATGTCTGACTGATCTGCCGTCATTATTCTTGTATCAAATACTTCTATCGGCACTAAGTCTATATAAGCACCTGGCCCAGGAGCAAATCCAGAACTTAGCAGTTGGTTAGATACTAACATTCTACCAAACTTTTTAATATCGTCTACTTCATCAACACTATTAGGATCATTAGCAAACTTTCTAGGACTCCTTAGAAGGTCTAGCAATCCTTCTGTAAACATGTTTTTGTCTGCAGATGTAGTCTCATAGGTGGTGTCAAAGTCTATTGTAAATATAGTCTGACCAACATCATGATTGGCTTTGCTAGGTCTTAGCTTTTGCACAAATGGATTGTTTGCAAGTTTAGGATACTGACGTTGCATTCTTTCTAGCCTTGTGCCTATATTGTTTAAACGATTAGTGTACATAGCGTTAAATGCTTCCTGTGACATGTAGCTTGCAAGAGGACTTTTAGGACTAGCCATTATTTTTAAAACTAGCGCAGTGTCTATAAACTTGTGCTGTGCAGCAGTTAGTTTAGTTTTACCAAGCCTTAGTTTTAGCTCCTCTTTAAATGTATAGAAAGCTACGCTGTTATTTATAAATCCTGCCTCTGCTGCTGCATTTAATGATGTTTGTCTAATACTATCATATGCAGTTGATGTTGGATATATGTTTAGTTCTAAGAAAGCCTCTGTTCCGTCTATAAATCCTGCTGCATTTTTTAGAAACTCTCTTCTATTTTCATTGTAGGCTACTATACTAGACATCTCATTTACATTTTCTAGTGTATCAGGAGTTATGAGCTGGTTAAAGTTTTGAAGTTCTTGCCCCTGCTTATGTAATATTTCAAAAGTATTTAAGTATTCTATTTGTTGCAGTGCTTGTTGCTCTGTAAGATCTTTATAGTTTAGCTGTGCATCATCTTGTAACTGCATACTTTCCATACTAGATATACCTTTTCTAGCAGCTTTTACTTTAGCTACTGTTCTAAGTTCAGCTAAAGCTTTATTTACTCCTTTCCTTATAGAAATCTCCTCGTTTTGTGCTATTTCTACTGCTCTTTTTATACCAGGCTGGGCAACAAAGTGCACTGCATCTTCTATTCTAGCTCCCATACTCAACATTAACCCTGATACCGGGGCAGTCATAAAGTTGTCATTTATGTCTACGTGTATAGGTTTCTTACCAGCATCTACTGCAGCATTTAGATATATAGACATCATCTGATCAATAAATCTACCTTCTATATCTTTTATTACTCCTACTTCGTTGTATCTAAATTCATCTATTTCAAAACTGTTTATTACAGATAGGGGCTGTGTAGTTAGAACATTGTGTCCAGCTAAGAAATTAGCCCATGTACCTGTTTGCCTTTGACCAGTCTTGTTACGTTTTTCCATTTGTATTTCTACAAGTGGGTGGTTTATACCATACTCTGTAGATGTTGTTCTTAGCTTATTTGCTAAATTTTCTAACACAGGATTATCTAGAGGATTTAGAACTTCTACTAAGTGTTCTTTAGACGTTAGAACAGTATCTAGCATATCATAGATTCTAGCGTCTCTTTGAGCTCTGTTAGGATTTTTATCGCTATAGTTAGGTTTAACTATTTGCAGTTTACCATCTACAACTTCTGTCTCAGGCTGTATAATGTACATTTTATCGACATCAAAATCCGATCCCATTTGTTTTGTAACACCCCCAGGAACCATAATTGCTTTATCGTGTGACTCAGGTAAGAATCCTACTACCTTAACAGGCAAAGAAGAGTTCTTTCCTTGGTGTGGTACACGATACCCAATAGCTTCTAGTAGTTTAGGATCTACGTCTTCTATGTTTGTATCAGCAGGTAGTCCTAGCAGACTAGCTTTGATTCTAACTTCTGCTCTATCTGTACCATCGTACATCTTAAGCTCGCTGTCAACAATGTGTCCTCCAGCTTCTGCAATTTGTACAAGCTCTTTACCTCTTATACGTTGGTTAAATATGCCATTTTTAAACGTGCTTAAGAATATTTGTTGGAACTTACGCTCATAGCTAGGGAAAGATAACGGTGCTCTAAATCTCCAGTTAAATTTACCATCAGGTACAATGTCTAGAGCTTTTACATAGTTGTTAGATAGTTGCTTATCTTTTACCTGTTCGTATATTCTCTTTCTAACCTGCTGTAGATAGTTGTATTTAGCTTCTGCATATTCTACAGTTCCAGGATTTTGCTTTCGTAGCTTTGTAATTCCTAATTCGTTTTCTAACTTTTTAGTATCTTCTACAATGTTAGCAGATATAGATTCGTGGTAAGTATCAAATATCTTTTTACCAGGCATTCCATTTTCATACGCTGTATTCATCTTAATGTTTGCAAGAGAGTTCTTTCTAACTTGTCTAGACATTAAAATAGTTTTTGATTTTTTTCTAGGTATGATTTGTGGTATTCTAAGTTTGTTAGAATCCATTACCATAGGATTGCTGACATCTAATTCTTCTACAGCTAGTACATCTTGCACATTAATCTTAGATCCTTTTGTTGCAGTTTTAGGATTAATTACATGTACACCTGCTTCAAACGCATTGTGCATCTTTTTAAACTCAGGAAACTCGTTTGCTATAGCATTTGTAATAGTCATATACGAATTCTTATTCATTGTAAGAGTCATTGTGCCATTACGCAATGTTAGCTCTTCGTGATAAGGCTTTATAGGATAAATAGGCCTAGCATTTCCATTGTTATCTACATAGCCTAAACCTGCTTTTTCGTTTTCATATGCCTGCTCATCTAACGCCGTCCAGCTTCCTAACCCCATTTGAATGCCACGGTACATGTCAATGCTTATAAATCCTTGCGCATCTGTTTTATCAAGTCCTTCTCCCTTAGGACTTAATGTAGCAGGTAGATAGCTTTCAGATATTTCTGAAGATATTTTTTCTGCTATTCTTTCTGCGTTTTCTTCTGCTACATTATCTCTTTTTAGGTCTGTTTTAATTGCAGCTTTTAAATTAGCTTTTTGTCTAACTACAACGCTCTTTGCCAGTTCTGTGTCTACAAAGTCAAAGTCTTCAACTGTTAACTCGTTATACGTAGGCATCATGCCGTAGTCAGACTCTGTATTATTGTTTAAGTACAGTTTCTGCCCAGGCGTTGTCAAAAGCGCCATACGTTTGTAGAAGTCTGCTTTGTTTTTTGCAAACGTAAATCCACCACGTAATAGTTTTACCATCTCCGCTCTACCTACAAAGTCGTTAAATACAAAGTCTTTTATAAAGGTGGTTTTTGTGGACATATCACTATGCACCTCTTGCTGCAGATTTATCTTAGTGTCAGCTATTTTAGCTTTTATATCTTTTTCTGCCTTTTCTAAGAATCTATCTACTTTTTCTATTTGGTTTTCAAAGTAGTTATCAAGAATCTGCATCTCTTCAGGCTTGAGTACAGGATTACCTTGACTATCTTTTGATAGATATTCTTCTATTAAGTCAGATACTCTCAGTGGTCCTATGATTTCTGGGTCAGATAAATTATCTATCTGTGACATTTTTAGCGTAAATGCATTACCTCTTCTATCAAAAGGGGTCTTGTCAAAATGATAACCTTCTATTAGCTGACTTGTATCGCCTGTTTCTTCTGCTTTGCTTACCTGTGCTTCTGCCTGAGTTTTACGAATATAGTCTTGCACCATCAGGCCTTTTATTATATCTTCTCTACTTACCTCTAGTTTATCATACCTAGGCTGCGTAATAAAGTGTAGCACACCTCTGTCTGCTTCTGTAGGCACAGCAAGTTTAGTATATTTTTGATTTGCATTATTTGCAAAAGCATTTAGTCTAAGTATTAATGACACTCTATCAGACTGGCTGTCGTAGTCATTTGTTTTACCTGGCTCTTTTATAGAGTCTAATGTCTCTACTTTAAATATGTTGTTCCTAAATTCAGGATCAGCTAGTGCAGCTAGTAGTACAGAATGATTCTTGTATGTTCCTGGAGGATTGTAGAAAGGATCTTGTCGCATCTTTTCTAACATTGCAGTTCCATCTGTGCTTCGTAGAGACAGTGCTATTTCATCTAGTTGTGTAGCTTGATTTACTGGCCAATATTGTTTGTTTGTACCACTAATAAAAGCTCCTACCTGTTGAGGGTCAAACAATGGTGCGTAGTCAGCAATTCGTGTAATAGTCTTGCCTTCTTCATCGTATATGTTTATACCCTTTTTAGCTATATTTACTAAATTTGATATAGGCTTTTTAGTTCTATCAATAGTAGGGTTTATAAAAGTTTCAAATAAACTTCTACCATTTACAAGTTTATTGTCTACAAAAGTTCCTTTTTCAAATAGTTGCTGTAAATTGTTTTTTGTAGTGTCTAGTGTAGGACCATACTCCATACCTAGTGCCCATATGTATTCAGCTAGTGCGTCAGTCATCTCTGCAGTTACTTCATTTCGTGCAGCACGGTTTCTAGCTGTTTGCATTCTTCCTATTGCAGTTTCTGCATCTCGTATCTTAGATTCTATAGGGGTTATAGACCCGTCTTCAGCTTGTTTATACAGAGCTCTAGGGTTTTTAGCCTGTCTTTCTACAGAGTTTTCTTTGTATCGACTTCTATACCTTCTAGCAATTGACCCTTCATTAGGGTTAAACATACTTGTTTTTGTTTTTACAGAAATTTCTCCTTCAGCAGGACCAGGTATAACCTCTCTTTCTATTTTAAGCATTAAGAAATCTTTGTACGCAAGTGAAAAGTTTGCAAAGATTGCTGCTTTTTGTTGGTCTGTAGCACTATTAAGTCTCTCTACTATAGGTGTAACTTCTGGTCTGTATGCAGCCATGTAAGATAACTTAGCTAGCATCTGATTAAAATCTTGTGAGTCTACTACTGCTTCTGTCATTAGACTGTATACTTTATCCACAGTCATGCTAACCTCTGCTTTCAATATAGAGTTAGGATCTCTATACTTTATGCCTGCTAGTGCACTTTTTGCTTGTGCAGACAGTTTGTTTCTAGGGTTTTCTTGCAGTCTAGATATGCCGTAAATTCTTACAGGTGTGTCGTCTTCCTCTACAAGCTCTTCTGTATCCTCTTTAAACTGTATATTATGTGCTTCTAGCCTATCTCGTAGTTTAGATCTATATCCAAACACAACGACATTACCATTAGAGTCTACCTGGTCATTCCAGTTGTCGTACATTTTAAAGAATATCCTGCCATAGTTAGCAAGTGCAAGGCCTTGTTCAGCTGCATCTTGTTTAGCTCTAGCAAAGCCAAAGTTTTTGTACACGTTATATATGTCAAATGCTATTGCCTGCGCTGACAAATCTGTAGTCCGTAAATTAGGAAAGCTTTTGGTAAGCATAATCATTGCTAGCGGACCATTGTCTACAACCTTACCATCTACAATTGTAGGAGACAACAAAGATTTTGCTTTAAACTGATCATTTCTTCTAAGAGTATCTGTAACTATATCAGATGCTATGTCTAGTATTTCTAGCTCTAACTTAGGATCCATGCCCTGAGAAGATTTTACAAAGTCAGACAAAGGTCTAATTTCTCCTTTTAGGTTCATTACCTCAAGTTTCCCGTCACCAGATATAATTTTAGGCTCACCGTTTTTATCTGTAAATATGCTGCTTTGCGAACTAGCTTGCTGTGCTGCTTTATTAATTTCAGATAGTTTAGAATCAATAAATTCTGAAAGCCCAGGTTTACCATTAACTATATTTAAATCTTTAACTCCGTACAGTTCGTTATTAAAATCTTCAGTGCTGTTAGCTAGTTTAAGAACTTTGTAAAAAGGGTGATCTTCAACTTGTCCTTCATCTAAACTATGATCCCAGTTTAATGTGCTATTAAGTATATCTGTAACTTCTTTTATTGCTTGACTGTTGTAGTTTACATTTATTTGGTTTTTAACATTACCTTTTATTAGCCAAGTATTTCCTGCTAAATTTTCACCAAATCCAAACATTGGTGTCCAAGCTCCTTTTTGTTTACCATCTGTTCCAGCAGAGCTTCTATAAAAGCCTACTTTTACACCGTTAACATTTACTATGATAGGAAACCTTTTACCTACATTAAAGGTTGTATCTGATGCCATTATACCCGATTCTATAAGAGCTGGTATTCTTTCTTCAAAAGGGAGATTAGATATTTTATCAACCTCACTAGCTTGTATTGATTGCGTACTAGGAGTATCCCATTTTGCACCAAACCAGTCTGTAAACTTTTTAAGTCTTAACTCTGCGTAAGTTTGATACGCAAGAGCAGGACCTAATTTTTTTTCGTTAGATAAAGAGTCAAAGAGTTCTGACCGCTTTCCGTTAGCAGCAGTTATACCAGTAATTTGTCCTTCTTTATTTTTTATTGGTCTACAAGCCATGTTTTATATTTTACTTAAAATAATGCGCAATCCTGATCTAACTCATCTTTTGATATATCTCCTAAAGGATCTTCTCCTAAAAGATTGTCTAGCTCAGAGTTAGATATGTCAGTCATAATTTTATTTTCTCCTATTTCTGATGCTACTTCTGCAGCATCGTCTTGTATATCTCCTAAACTAAACTCTACAGTAGGATTGTTAAAGATACTACCATTTACTAAACTTACATCTGTTGCTACAATAGAACTGTGGCCAAACCTTCCGTTTATAGTTCCTGTTTCTGTAGGACTAAATAGATAGTCTTGATATGAACTGTATTCTGTGTTAGTAATTCTAGAAGTATATGGAGCATCTAGGTTTGCTCTATCTACACTTACTTGGAATTTTTTAGTTTTTAAGAAATTCTTAAAGTCTGCTAGCATACCATCTTTTGCCATGGTTTCATACAGCTTTTTGTTATTAGGTATTACTGCAAACTTACCAGTGTCAGGATTAAATTTTACAAAGCTAAACGCAGGACTACCGTTGTTAGCTGCTTTAGCTATGTTCTCAGCATTTATACGTACCAGCTCTCCCGTTGCAGGGCTTTTGTATACCAAGTATTGTTGTCCATCTTTAAATTCTCCAAAGCTCAAGTAGGAAGGATTAGCTATAGAGTCGTCAGCTTTACTGTGTGCCACAATCTCTTTAGCATTATCAAAGTTATTGTTCTTTAGATTATCTAGTACAGCATTTTGTGCCGCAGGTGTTAACGCTGCTGTGTTACCTACTATAACCTTTGTACCATTATCACCACTATCTGGCGACTGTACAACAAATCCTACTTGACCAGAAGCTAGGTTGTTAAAGCTCTTAGGCCCTCTACTACTTGCAATGTCAGAGTCTAAGCTTGGGTCACCCGATAGCCATGATTTTTCACCTAGTGCATCACTTACTACTGCTATCTTTAACGGCTCTCCTTGCAATACATCGTTATTAAATATCTCTGCAGGGTTATTAAAGTAAGGTGCAGGGCTGTCTACGCCTTCTGTAACTCTTGTGTGGTTAACAGATGCAGCACCTACTAGTTTGTCAGATATAGTAGAGGTTACTCGTTCTCCAGCAGCTAGCTTTCTTACAATGTTTGCTCTGTCTGTAGAGTCAGATGCTTCTAGCTTACCTATTCTTTGTCCACCTATCTTAACATACACAGGCACATCAGTTACATGGTCTAATGGACTTGCGTCTTCTCCATACTTCTGTACAAAGAAACTGTTTTCTATGATCTCAAACTCTACTTCTGTTCCTATAGGAGCATGTACAGCTAAGTTAGTGTCTGATATTAAGGGTGTGCCGTTAAAGTCATCATAGTTAGTTTCTGCTATACCGTTAGGAGTAACTACTAAAACGTATCTTTCGTTACCCTGTCTATCTATAATTTGCTGTATACCTGCTTCTGCAGAGTCTTTTGCCATTTTAACAGATAAGCTTGGCCCTACATTCTTGTCAGGTGGAGGAACTGCAGTTGCAGATCTTATTTCTCTAAATCTATCTTGTGTTTCTTTTTCAAAAACTAAAGCTTTACTAATTATTCTATTACCTCCATTAGGATCATTACCAACCGGTCTTGTACCTCGTATCTTGAAGATATTATCGTATAAAATTTTACCTGTTTTTTTGTTTTG